GAGGTCAGGACTATTCTGTCGGCGACAAAGTCCACGTCTTGGCATCGTCGCCGTCTGGTGCTGACATCATCCGGACGAGCCGGTTTGCTGCAACGATCAGTAGCGTGGACGAAAACGGTGCGATTACCGGTGTTGAAATCACGAACGCCGGGATGTACGCGGCCTACGCCGGCACGCCAGCGGCGGTGCGAATCTTGGACCGTGGCAGCTGGTATCGGGAAGACGCAAGCGCAACACCATACGTTGCTGAAGTAGGCGTGTCGGCGGCTTGCGGCGGCGGCACTGGAGCGCAAATCACTGCGACCGTTAACGGCGATGTTTCCAGCGATGGATTTGGAACAATCACCGGACTGACAATTGTTTCAGCGGGAGACAATTACCTAGCGTGGACCACGGGGCCAAATGATTTTGTTTTTCTGAATGGCAAATCGTTTGTGCTGCAACCAGCTACGCCGTTTCCGTTGGTCTCCGCATGTGTCAAGTCATGCTTTGGCAGCGGGGCAATCATTAGCCTTGCGGCTGAAGTGCCGGTGGATTCGTCGATCGGAAGCATTTCCCTTGACAATCCCGGCAGCGGCTACGCGATCCTCGGCCGCAATGAACCGGAAATAACGATCACCAAGTCCGACGATTCCAGCGGCGACGGTGCCACATTCACGGCCACTCTGGAACAAAAGGAAGACAAGTGTGGAGTTCCTCACTGGGAAATCGCCTCCGTGTCGGTGTCTGGCGGATCATCGTTTAACGCTGCTGGCGAGTTTCTGAAGATTGCCGTGGATGGTGTGGAGGTGCAGGCCGCAACGCTTAAAGTGCTGGCCGACGCCGATGGCGTTCCAACCGGCGTCACCGTCATTTTCCGCGGGCACTACTATTACGAAAGCCCAAGCCTCGAGCCGATCGTTGCGGACGTGACTGTCGAAATTGGACAAAGCATTGGTAGTGACGGTAGCGGTGCCACGATTGACGTTGCCGTTGACAGTGACACAAGCAGCCCGACCTTTGGGGCGCTGTCCGGCGCAACTCTTACAAGCGGCGGCGGCGGCTACACTTTCTATGGTGTAGGCACTGATTGCTTATATTCCGGCGGATGCAGTGGTGGGCCGCAAGTCAGCTTGTCCTACCGAAATCAAGGCACTGCTGTTGTGGCCGAAATAGTTGGCACTGGTTTTGTCTACAGCGGCAGCGAAACCGAGAGGGATTGCGGTTCGCTTCCAAGCATCACCCTAAGCGGCGCTTTCGGTTCATCTTCAGTTTCTCCTGGCGGCGTGTGGTCAGATACCGGAACAGATTGCAACCCGTTCCCATGATTACTGGCTTGCGTTCCGCTTTTGTGGCTAGGTGCCGTGAGCGTGGCTACACGCTTGACGACGTGCTGGGCTGCATCGTCAACGAGGACGGCGACACGGTCACGGTGGACGAGACGCACGAGGCGTATCCGCGGACGGCAAATCACGTTGCAACGCCAGCGCCAGCGAAACCACTGCCACCGCTGACGCAACGGATCGGTAACTTCGCGGCGTCGGCCACAAAGCACGTCGCCGCAGGGATGGCGATGGCAACGCAAGAACAGATCGACGCCCGGTACGCGATCTGCCAAGGGTGCGAGTTTCTTTCAGCAGGTTCGTGCTCAAAGTGCGGATGCCCGCTGGTCCGCGAGCGACAGTTTTTCAGCAAGTTGTCATGGGCGCACGAGTCGTGCCCGGTCGGGAAATGGCAAAAGATTGACCGGCCAGGTTGACGCTTGCCACCCCTGCTACGGTCATCGCATGCGACGACGAAAGCGGCGGACGCTCTACATCGGCGATCAACGCTGGAAAATTGAGCGAACGGCTCGGCTCCGTGGCATTGACGGCGATTGCAACTATGCCACCCATGTGATCCGCATCGACGCCGGGCTCCGCGGGCTTGACCTCATGGACACACTGATCCACGAGTTCATTCACGCTCGATGGCCGGATCTGCTGGAGTCCACGGTGTGCGAAGCGGCCGAAACGCTTTCTGTTTTGCTCGACGCCGAAGGGTTCCGCCAAGCCGACGACCACGAGGAGGACTGATGAGCACCAAGCGTTCCTCGCTGCTTACCGATGTCTTGAGCAGCCTGCCGGTCAAGGGCTTTGCGCCTTGGCACAAGCTGCTTCCCGAGGATCTCCAGCGTGAGATTGAGGACATTCGCACGCAGTTCCGCGAAGGCAAACTGCCGCCACGGACCACGAAAACCGGATTGGCTCAAGCGCTTTCCAAGTCACTCAAGGCCCGCGACGTGGACATCGGCTACGCAGGAGTGCTCCGATGGCTCGAAGAAAAATAGCCGACGAGGTCGCCGACAGCCTGGCGTCAGATGCCCAGCTGGCCGCCGATGCTGAACTCGCTCGGCTCCGGTCGGAACTGGCAACGTACCGCAGCCGATACAAAGCGGCCCTCGCTCAGATCGACAAGGAACGCGGGCGGGCCGATGCCATGGCTTCGCTCCAGGGCGTTAAGCCCGTGGCCTTGACCAAAACTGTCAAGGGAGGCAAACGCACGAAGCACGACGCCACGGCGATTTTGATGCTGTCGGACGTGCATGCCGAGGAGCGAGTCCTCCCCGAGACCGTCAACGGCGAAAACGACTACTCGCTTGACGTATGTCACCAACGGCTCGGCGAACTGGAGGAGCGGTTTCTGGAGTGCCTCCAGCACGAGCGGAACCAGGCCGACATCCGGCGGGTGCTGATCTGGCTGGGTGGTGATTTCATCACCGGGCACATTCACCCCGACTGCATGGAAGTGGCCCAGTTGTCACCGATGAACGCCACCAGGTGGATCGCCGAGCGGCTGCGGCGAATGATCGACACAATCGCCGCAAACGTAGGCACTGTGATCGTCTGCACGAACGCCGGCAATCACGGGCGAAGCACGGAAAAGAACCGGATCGCCACCGAGCTCGATCACTCGTGGGAGCAGCTGATGTACTTCACGCTCGCCCGCGAGGAGCAGAACAAAAACGTGCGGTGGCAGATTGCCGAAGGGCATCTCGGCTACATCGACCTAGATGGGTTTCTGGTTCGCACGACCCATGGTCACTCAATCAAATACAACTCCGGTGTCTTCGGTCTCGCCTTGCCCGCCAGCAAGGCAATCGCCCGCTGGGACGCAGGACGCAAAGCCAGCCTGACCATCTTCGGGCACTACCACTCTTGGGGCTGGCTGCGTGGTGCTCGCTACATAGCCAACGGCTCCGTCATTGGACACTCGCCTTACGCTGAGCGAGTCGCATCACCTGAGCGGCCGTGCCAAGGGATGGCGATCATCGACCACGGCCGGCAGGAAGTCACGCGGGCATACCCATTGTTCTGCGACCGAGACCTACGAAAGGGCACCAAGTGAGCGAGACGCTCGAGCAGGCGAACCAGGCGATGCGGCAGGCGGTGCGTGAGCGTTTGGACGCCACGCCAAAGGACGATCCCAAGATGATCGGCTACACGCACGACGAGCCGGAAGAGGATCCGACGCACATTGACGATCCCGGCGAGGACGGGCTCCCGCACGATTGGATTTTGCGTGGGGCGGCCGAGCTCAAGCGTGATCGTGATCAGCCGACGATCCTGCCCATCAACAACGGACTCCGCCCCGGCTCGCGTGAGTTTCTCGCCGTGCTTGAGGAACTCAAGGATCTCCACCTGCGAAAAACGCTTGACTATGGCGTTGACGAGGATGCCCTGAGCAACATCCGCCAATCGGCTGACGTGATCAACGTGCCGGCGTGGGCTGGGGCGATCCTCCGCATCAGCGACAAAATGCACAGGCTCAAGGCGTACTTCAGGCGTGGCAAGTGCGAGTTCGACGGTCTATCCGACACGTTGAAAGACATCGCCTGTTACGCGGTGATAGCCGAGGTGTTGCGCCGCGAATCCGACCGCCCATAGCCCCTACGGATTCGGGCAATTTTCGGCCACGCTAAATGCGGAGGCTGACGTGATTGCACCGGCGCACTGGAGGCGAGGCGGGCGTGACGGGCGCGAACAAATCGCAGCCCCCGAGGATGTCACGTCCATCGCCAAGGGCTACACCGGCTCGCAGCAGTTCTGGGGCAAGGTAACAAGCCGGCCGCAGATGAACCGGCGTGATCTGGAATACCTCGCTTGGCGTCTTGGATGCAGCGTCTCGGCCGTTAAGGCCGCCATTGATCAAGGAATCGTCTAGGAGGCCACATGGTCAGCGAAGCCCCGGTACAGGCCGCCAGCAGCCTTTTGACGCTCACCGAAAAGGTGAAGGCGTTCGTGGTCATCGCCAAGGCCAAGGCCTCCGACGGGCTCACTGTGGCCGAGTTCGGCGAGCTCGTCGTGGCGTTGCTTCGCGTTGCGATCCAGTGCGTGGACGCCATTCCGGCTGACGGTGCCGGAAAGAAAACGCTAGTGGTGGACGCTGTGGCGGAACTGTTCGATGCCGTGGCTGACCGCTGCGTGCCACTCGCCGCCTGGCCGGTGTGGTTTCTCGTTCGCCCGACCGTCCGCTCGCTCGTCCTGCTCGCCGCCGGTGGTGCGGTGGAGTCGTTGCTCCCGCTCGTGAGAAAGGCCGCCGCAACATGATTCCGGTTCTGTTTCTTGCCGCCGCCGTGGCAATCTTCGCCTGGCCCTACATCCAGCCGCACATTCCGGCGATTGATCTGACCAAGCTGGACCGCCGGCATCTGGCTGGCGTAGCTCTCTTGGCGGCTGCCGTAGCGGCTTACGCCATCAAACCCACCGAGGCAGAGCCCCAGCCGGCACCGCCCGAGCCGGCATCGTTCAGCCTCAAAGGATGCTTCATCGGGCCCGACGCTGCGACCGATGCCCAGTTGACCGCTGCGATCTGCCGGGAACTGGCAGAGGAACTGGAGTGGGACGGCGGCCAGCCGACGCCGCTGATTGCCTCAGGCGTGGCGTTTGACGAATTGCGGGTTCGCACGCGAACGCTGATGTGCCGTGGGCAGAGCCTCGGCGACAAGCATCCTCGAGCACGGGACGCCATTGAGCGGTTTCTCAACGAGCACGCCGGCACGTCGGGCGGGCCGCTCGCTCCTGAGCAGCGGGCCCAGTGGGTGGCAGCCTATCGCGACGTGGGTCGGGCTGCGGAGGACGCTGCCCGATGAGTCGTGCTGAACGCTGGTCGTGGTCTGCCGTCGGGTTCGTCGTCTTCTGTGCCGTCGTCGGCGCGATGACGCAGTACCTGACGCACAGGGTCGTCAATCGGCTGGAAGCCAACTTCGGCTACCGTCCAGATCCCGAGGGTACCCGCGAGTTTCTCGCGTCGCTCGACAAGCCCACGTTCCGGCAAGCCGGGGCCGAGGTCATCGCCGGTGCGAAGGGCATTGATACCTACCTCTATCGCTATGCCGACAAAGCCCATCGGGCGGTCTATGGCACGCCGTATGGCCCGTGGAATCAGGGCCAGATCGGTACGTGCGTGTCGTTCGGCTGGGGCATGGGCTCCTACGTGGGCCAAAGCGTTGATTGGGCGACCGGCGGACTGGAGAAGCCGCCGAAGATCGTCGCCACAGAACCGATCTATGCCGGAAGCAGAACTGCGGGGCGAATGCCTCCCATATCCAACGCAGGTTTTTCAGATGGGAGTTTTGGTGCAGCCGCTGCCCGCTGGGTATCTGGCCAGTGCAAAGAAAAAGGCATCGGCGGCATTCTCTACCGTGAGAAGTATGGC